TCATAGGCTAAACCAATACATTTACTCAAAAACAAACCCGGAACAATAACCTTGTTTTGACCAAACAATTTGCTTATTATCACAAACGTCGGCCTCCAAGGCTCCGGATAACCAGTGGATTCATTATAAACAAAATAACGTTGCAAGAACTTTATCATTGAACCACCAATTATTTGACCAGTTGCGCGATTAATCTCGGTTAAAAACGTGTGAGAACTCACAAAGGAACCCACCTTAAGATTTTGACTGTGACGCTCCTTAATATACCTAAAGAAACCATCACCAGTAAGCCATTCCTTATAATCTTCTGGTATTTTACCAAAAACATCATCACCCTGAGCCCCGAAATTCAAATCAGGGTCTGTGAGTGCTTGTTTCCACATAGGACGAGGAAGATTATGAAGTATATAACTAAACCACAACACGATCATATGAAAAGTATTAAAATCAGAGGTATTAAAATCCCCTGAAAAAAGGCAACCAAGAACATATCTAAAACATGTCCCAAACCACTTAACAAAGTGGGAAGAAGTATGGGTACAAATAAATAATATCAGGGCATTCAACACCTTGGCATCATTACAATTTTCGTCTTCAAGCACCAACGTAATATAGCAAGAAGCTATATACATAACCAATTCGCTCCATTGAGCACTTTGGTCCTTTCCAGAAATGTCTCCAGAGAAGCATTCACACTTTCGCTTAACATTATTTGGGTTATTCTTCCAATTCAAATGATTGAAGAATCGTTTAGCACCATTATATCCCCAGGTGAATCCAATAAAATTAGCACCTGTATTTTGTTTCAACTCATGAAACCACTTAAACAACTTATAGGTAATCAAATATACCCATTCAGGAACAATGAAGAAGACCCGAGTCTTCTCATGATCAGGCTCTTTTCCTTCTTCAATCTGGAAAATATCATCAACATCAGTTTTTGTTTCAACTTTGACATTGAGCCTGGTTATAGACGGTTTTAACGTCTTCATGAGCTCGAGAGGCTTTACATTAGGATTCTTAACACACATATAATACATACTGGTAATGGCATCAGCTAAGTATTTACAAGAACTTATGAACTGTTCTTCCTTAGTAGCCACACCCTTTCGAATCAACTTAACACCATAAAAGTCCTCTTTATAAGGTTTAACATGGAGAAAACCGGCGGATTTTTTCCCTCTAATAGGGATTTCAAGTAAAGTTTGGAAAGTCCAATCTAAATATCCTCTGACATAACCACAACTCACGTTTTGATCATTAAGACAGAGTAATCTAGCCCTTGCATAAAGCTCAGGGTCAGGATTTTGGAACATTTCATCTCCACACTTTACTATTTTAACTAGCGTCTTGTAAAGTCCAATAGCGCTATCACCGGTGAGCCAGACATTATTTTTTGCCTGTGTAACATAAGGATATCCCCTCTTTTCAAGAGCTTCAGCAACATAAATTAAGAGGGTAGGAACTGGTAATTGTTCAGGTTGAAAATCACCAATTTTAG